TTGCGTCGTTTACCTTATGTCAGCGTTGTCCAATCTGTCGCATGAAGTGACTATCCTCAACAGCAAAATAAGTTTGGTTGTCACTTCTGACAACAAGCAAGCCAGCAACACGGGCGCTGAATTGGCAAGGGAAAAGCTGCGCCAAGACTTGGAGAAAGAAATCCAGCGCAACCGTGACCAGATTGCAGAGAACCGAATGCACATTGCCATCTTGGAAGAAAAAACTACAGTCAACAAACCCATCAAAACCCTGACAGGGAAGGACTAAATTATGTTTGACGTTACAGCCATAAGCCCAGATGACAAAACCGCCAAGCACTTTATCTATTATTTTGCTTGGTTCTGGTCAACGACCTCAGTCATTTACTTTTTCTGCGTGACGTTTGTCCAACTGCCTGAAGGTGGTCGGGATTTTGCCAATATTATTTTGGGCTTCTTGCTGGGTACAGCGGTTGCCACAATCATTTCGTTCTTTTACGGATCAAGCAAGTCCAGCAAAGACAAGACTGATGCCATGATGAAAGCCGATGATGTTAAGCCTGTTTAACCCTTGGGTGATCCTCGGCATCCTCATGGCGGTGCTGGGCAGTTTTAGCGCAGGGTATTACAGCGGCGAGCAGAATGAGTATGAGCGCCAGCAAATTGAGATTGCAGCCTTGAATGCCAAGGCACGGGAAACAGAACAGCGTATGGGCGAAGTTGCCCAGACATATGCACAAACTTTAAGGAAGGCCAACAATGTTGCAAAAGCTAAAGAAACTAAGTTGCGTACTGATATTGCCTCTGGTGAGCGCAAGCTGTTCATTCCTACCAAAACCTCCTGCCCCGTACCAAGCGCCGGTGATGCCGCCTCTGCCGCCGGAGATAGCCGAGAAACAAGAACCGAACTTGACAGATCGGTTGCTGAAGCTCTTATCGCAATCACAGCCGACGGAGACCAAGCCATCCGCAAGCTCAACGCCTGCATCGACCAGTATGAAACCTTGAGGAAAATGAAATGACGCAATTGACCGCCAACTTCTCCCTGCATGAACTGACCAAATCAGAGACCGCCCTGCGCATGGGCTTTGACAACACCCCCGGTGAAGCCGAGACTGAAGCCTTGCACCTGCTGTGTGAGAAAGTCCTCCAGCCCGTGCGTGACCACTTTGGCAAAGGTGTCAAGTGTAATTCCGGGTTCCGCAGTCCCGAAAGTAACCAAGCGGTGGGAGGATCTCGTACCTCAGACCATTGCCTTGGGAGAGCAGCCGATATTGAGATACCCGGAGTGCCAAACGCAGAGCTTGCCCAATGGATCATGGATAACTTAGAATACACACAACTCATTCTTGAGTTTTACACCCCCGGTATACCTGATAGTGGCTGGGTGCATGTGTCTTATGACCCGAACAACCTGAAGAAGCAGGAGTTGACCGCAATGAAAGTCGCTGGTAAAACCCAATACGTTCCCGGTCTAGTAGCCTAATCATGCCATTACAAAAAATCCTCCTCAAGCCCGGTGTAAACAGAGAAAACACTCGCTACACCAATGAGGGCGGCTACTATGAATCGGAAAAAGTTCGGTTCCGCCAAGGTACGCCTGAGAAAATTGGGGGCTGGGTTCGTATATCTGCAAATACGTTCTTGGGTGTATGTCGTTCATTGTTGAATTGGATCACACTCAGCTATCAGAACTTGCTAGGTGTTGGCACTCACCTAAAGTTTTACGTTGAAAGCGGTGGTGTTTATAACGACATCACTCCTATTCGAGTAGCCAACACGCTAACCAACCCATTCACTACCACAGTAGGTTCTGCTGTTGTAACCGTAACAGATGCTGGCGGCGGGTTTAAGAATAACGACTTTGTAACTTTTTCACCTACAACAACTTTAGGAGGGGTCACAATCTTTGGCGAGTACCAGATAACCTTCCTGACTTCAACCACTTACTCAATTACCGCTTCTTCCCAAGCGATTTTTGCCATCACAGGGGGCGGCACAATTTACGCTGTATACCAAATCAATGTTGGTGAGGAATACGCTATTCCGGCGGTAGGCTGGGGTGCTGGCCCTTGGGGCGCGGGTACTTGGGGTAATGGCGCGGCATCGGCAACATCTATCCGTATCTGGAACCAAGCTAATTTTGGTCAGGATTTAATCCTTGGTCCACGTGATAAGCCTTTGTACTATTGGAATGCCAGTATTGGGTACACAGCTAAGACCGCCTCAATCACTATTGCCTCGCCTAGCGTTGTCAGTTTCTCTGGCAGTTTCTTAAATGGCACAGCGCTTACTCTGCAAACCACTGGATCGCTGCCTACAGGGTTAGTCATTGAGGTAACGTACTACGTTATTAACTCTACAGGTAGCACGTTTAATTTAGCGGCTACCCCGGGTGGTGTTGCCATTAATACAACGGGAACGCAGTCTGGCGTTCAATCCATATCGCCTCGTGCAATTCCTATTTCTGAACTAAGTGGCGCTAATCAAACCCCGATTAGCCAAATTTTCTTTCTAATTTCAGACGCAAGCCGGTTTGTAATGTGTTTTGGTACAAACGATGTTTACAGCACCACAATTGACCCAATGCTTATCCGGTGGTCAGACCAAGAATCTGTGACCGAATGGGAACCCGCCATTACCAATCAAGCAGGTAGTACTCGGTTGTCGCACGGATCGACCATCGTTACTGCCTTGCAAAGCCGTCAAGAGATTCTTGTTTGGACAGATTCTGCGCTTTATTCCTTGCAATATCTTGGTCCACCTTACGTCTGGGGTACGCAGCTTTTAGCAAGTAACATATCTATTGCTGGCCCAAATGCGGCGGCTTTGGCGTCTGGCGTTGTGTACTGGATGGGTGTAGACAAGTTCTACAAGTACGCTGGCGGCATACAAACGCTACGGTGCGATTTACTGCGGTATGTCTATAACGACATTAACCGGCAGCAGTTCGACCAAGTGTATGCCAGCACAAACGAGGGCTTTAACGAAGTCTGGTGGTTCTATTGCTCGGCTAACTCCAATGAAGTTGATCGCTACGTGGTGTACAACTACGCTGAAGATGTTTGGTATTACGGCAATCTGGGGCGCACTGCATGGCTGGATACTGGGCTACGGGACTTCCCAATTGCGGCTACCTACGCCAACAATATAGTTAACCACGAGACCGGCGTAGATGACGGCATGTTGGCTGATCTTTTGCCAATTGAAGCGTCAATTACAACGTCTCAGTTTGATATTGGGGACGGTCATAACTTTGCGTTTATTTACAGAATACTACCTGACTTAACATTTAATGGGTCAACGGATGGGGTTACACCGCGCTTGACCATGCAGCTACTGCCTTTGACTAACTCAGGTTCGGGTTATAACTCACCTAAGTCTGTTGGTGGAACGGATACAGACGCAGAGCAGACCGTGGTGGCAACGCAAAGTTATCCAATTGACCCAGACACTTATGACGGGCAAATCTTCATACGTGTGCGTGGACGGCAAATGGCTATGCGGATTACCTCGGACACCATAGGAACACAGTGGCAGTTAGGCGCTCCTCGTATCGACCTCAGACCTGATGGCAGAAGGTAGATAATGGCACAAAAGAACGTTGTCGCCCCACGCCTGCTCAGTGCTCCAGAGGAGTACGACCAGCTATACATGAATCAGTTATTGAGCTTGTTGCGTTTGTACTTTAATCAATTAGATAACGCAGGGCCAGTAAACGTTACAAGTCAGAGGAATGGCGCGGACGTAATATCTGCATTGAGCTTTCCTCCAGCGCCAAACACGGCGACACCAAGCTTGCCAACTCAGGCAGATCTTGCTAATTTAAGGGTGGGGGATGTGTTCTATGACACATCTGGCGGAGCAGCCTCTAGCTACCCACTTCGAGTAAAATCATAATTTAAAGGAGAACACTATGGCAATGGGCGGAGTTGGTGAAGCGATGCTGCTTGGCGCGGCAATGGGTGGTAGCTCTGCTATGTTGACTGGCGGTGATCCACTGAAGGGTGCTTTTATGGGCGGGCTTACTGGTGGTGCTGGGGCTGGCTTCAGTAGTGCTCTAGGCTCGGCGGTAACTCCCAGTGTTAGTTTGTTAGAACCTGCGGTGGCAAACGCTGTTGCCCCTGCGGTGACAGACGCTGCTGTTTCTGCTGCGGTTAATCCGGGGATTACAAGTTTAGCCAGTGGGCTGCCTGCTACCACTGCTCAAGGCATTCTTACTACGATAGCACCGGGTAATATAGTTGCGCCCAGCGCTGTATCTACTGCTGTTGCGCCTGCTGCTGCGTCTGCTGTACCAGAACTCACTAGCGGAAAATTAGCGGAACTAACAATTCAGAATGATGCGTTAGCAAGAACGGCGGCGCAATACCCACAAGCAGCTGCCCCTCCATCAACTTTTATGGAAGGCATGGCTAAATTTGCCAAAGACCCGATGGCTTCTTTAATGAACAATAAGTTCACTGCCGCAGGCGC